GGAGAAGTAATGACCACAATAAAAAAAGCTGGAGTTCGAGGAACTTTAAATGCTACAGATCAAGATAATTTAGCTAAAGCTATTGGTGATTATTATTCGCCATTGACTAAGCTTAGTTACAGAGATGATGCTATGGAGATATTAGCTGATCCAAATTTAAAAAGAAAAGTTGCAGAAGATATTCAAAATAGAGCTTTACAAGTTATTAAAAGTTACGAAGATGGAGTTGGAAATAAAATAGATTATAAAGCTTTAGGCATACCCGATAATCAAAAAATATCTACTTTACTAGAACAGCAAAGAGAGATAGTTGATTTAAATTCAAAAGCGATTGATGACTTCGCTAAAGATTTTGATAACACATTTATACCAGAGGATTATGGCAACATCTTAAAAGATAACTATCTTCTTTACACAAACAGAAGTTACAAAGCTATGATTGATAATAGTTATGTTGTAGATCCAGAACAAAAAGCAAAAGCAATTACAGAATTAGAAAATGCTTTAGTAAGTTCTGGAATGAAAAATGGTACTGAAGCAGAAAGAAAAATATTAAGAGCTAATGCTGAAAAAGCCTTTGATGATTTTACATCTGGTAAAGCAGATGCTTTTCAATTTGAAAGTCCACAAGGAAATGCAAATGTTTTAACTGGAGCAGTAAGAAAAGATATTTTAAAAGGCAGAACTTTAGATAACTTGCCAGAGGTAAGAAAAGCTTTAGGAGAAGTAGCTGGATATTTAGAACAAGACTGGAGCAAATCTTTAGCCAATACACAATTACAAGCTTTTCAAACGGTAAAGAAACAAGCCAATCTAGTTGGTAGAGTTCAATTGTTTGATGATCTTAATAAATTAAATAAAGATGCACAGCTGTATGACATCAAACCTTTTATCTTTGATGAACAACAAGTCACTGGTTTAGGAGTAAATAGGTATCAACCCGGCGAATCATTTGAAGTAGGCGGTAAAGAGTTTGTAAAGTTTGATGATAAAGCTGGGCCACTAGCTGGTAAAGTTGCATCGAAAAGATTTTATGATGCTTTATTAGATTCTACAGGAACTCGTTTAGACAATATTTATAACGCTTTAGGCACACCATACAAAACTTTTTTATCTTTGAAATCAGCAGCGCAATACAACAAAACAGTATTGAGTCCGTCCGCACAAATTAGAAACCCAACTGGTGGTATTTTAATGACTCTTGCCGCTGGTAATATTCCAGGGGCTACTACTTTAGCTAAAGCTTTCGGCAAAGTATTTAATAGATTTAACAAAGATCCAGATAAAAATACTTTTGCTGTAAAGCCAGACAAAGATCTAATAGCTAGTGAAACTGTTAAGTTAAAAAAATTAGGAATCATAGATGACAGTGCTGCGGCTATGACTGGTGAGATTGAAGACCTAGCCAAGTTTGCTGAACAATCTAATTTTGTTGGTAAGGTTGCTAACAGTAAATTAATAAAAGGATTTAGAAATAGTGGTTTTAATAAAGGTGCTAGAAAAGCTTACACTGGATCAGATAGTGTTATTCGTGTAGTTAATTTTTATCAAGAAAGAGACACTTTATTAAGAGCTCTATTAAAACATGGTGATAGTGCAATACCAGTTACATCTGTAAAAAATAAAACAGCTATTCAAGGAACCAACGTAACTGGTAATCAATTGCTCGGAGCTGAAAACGTAGCAAAATTAAGAGAAGCTTTTGAAACAAAACCAATAAAGAAAGGTAACATTGAAAAATTTTTAGATGATAATTTAGGAAACAAAGAATTAAAAAATAAATTCATGAGTTTTTTAGACGAAGAGAGTGCACAGTTAGCAAAGAATCATTATCAAAATTACAACAGAGTAGGAAATATAGTTGGCGATTTAGCCAAGTTACCTATTGGTAACTTTGCTGCTTTTCCATCTGAAATAATTAGAACCATGGGTAACATTGGTTATCGAGCTGCTCAAGAGTTAGCTAGTGGTAATCCAGAGCTGCAAAAGAAAGGTATGAAAAGAGCAGTAAGTGCATTGACTGTAACTACTGCCTTCCCAGCCGCTATGGTTGAGCTAGGTACACAACTGACTGGAGCAGACAGAGAGCAGATAGATGCTTATAAAAGATCTTTTGCTCCTCCCTGGGATAAGACAGCTACATTGGTACCAACTGGAACTGATAGTCAAGGCAACATAACTCAAATGATGAATTTAAGTTATACAAATCCTTATGATTATTTATCTAGACCTTTTTCTAGATTGATAGCGGAAGCTGAGGAAGGAGAAGCTAAAGGGGAAAGTTTAGTTAATAGATATACTCAAGGATTTATGTATGGTTTGTACGAACTAACTAAACCTTATGGAACTCTTTCTATTTCAACTCAATTGCTTCGTGATACAGTAATAGGGGAAACAGAAACAGGCAGAAGACTTTATTCTGCTAGTGATACTTTTGGTGACAAGGCCACTAAAGCTTTTGTGCACAACCTACAAGGCATGGCTCCACCAATTTTACCTTTTGATATTACTTCTGACCCAGCTGGTGGTATTTTAGGAATAGGTGCATCAATAAAAGATTTTCCAACAGCGGTGTTTAATAGCACTGGCTTGATGGGAGATGATAAATTAATTAATAGAAAAGGAAATAGAATAGATCCAGCTGAAGCTTTAGTGCAAGGATTCAGTGGTTTAAAAATTATCAAACCACAAATAGGCAGAACTTTAAGATATAGAGGTTTTGAAACTAACGATGTAATTAGAGCAGCTGCTAACGAATTTAATAGAGTTGCTAGATCTGCTAATGTTAGAGAAGCAGAAGACTTTACCAAAGCTTACATAGAATCTAATGAAGGTAGATACAGAGGTATGAGAGATCTTTATTTAGCTATAGAAGATGCAAGACTTTTGGGTTTGAGTGAGCAAGAGATATTAAAAGAACTTAAAACAGCTAAAGTTGCTAACGCTGATTACGTTATGGCTGGCTTGTTTAAACCTTCAGAACTTAGTAAAGAAGTTATCACAGAGGCTTATAGAGAAGATTACAATAAAGCTAGAAACTTTTTACCAACTTCAGACATTGGTTTTGCGCAAAGACAATTAACAGGACAGTCATTAGAAGGTGGTTATCAAACTCCGCAAGAAATAGCTGATCAAGTTAAGCCAACAAGAACTAATGTAGCTCCTCAACCAAGCGCTTTACGACAACAAGAACTTAATAAGTTATTAGGAATAGATTAAATACCAAACTTAATATGATCGGCACTACCATTTTTCTCAGCTATTTCTATTTCTTTAGTAGCTTTTTCGACCAACCATTCAACCGTGTTAGCACGGGTTCTATGAGTTAATGATGCGAGTTTGCCTAGTTTTTTGTGAGTCTCTTTGTTTACTCCAATGGTTACATGGGTTGCCATATAGCTTCTCCTGGTATGTCAATTGTTTCTTAAAATATATAAAAAATTGTATAATAAATTATGGGCTATAACAAGTACGGAGCTATAAAAGTGAAGCTAGATGGTATCACATTTGATAGCAAATTAGAGGCGGCAAGATATAAATTTTTAAAAGAATTAGAATCTGCTGGCGCAGTGTCAGACATAGAAGTTCATCCACAATTTCCATGTTTTGTTGAAGGTAAAAAGATCTGCACTTACATAGCAGACTTTAAATATAAAAACGTCAAAGGAGAAGAAGTCATAGAAGATACTAAGGGAGTATTGACTGATGTCTTTAAATTAAAAAAGAAATTAGTAGAAGCAATATACCCAGACGTAACCATAGAAATTATTCAATCGCCTAGGGCCTAATGTCTCAAAAAACTAGGACTTGTACGCTTTGCAAGAAGAGACGGAAGATTAAATTTTTTGAAGCTAGAGAACAAGTTGGTGGTGGCACAACCTATCGTGGTCTTTGTAGAGATTGTCATGTGATAGATAGAAACAGAAAGCGATCATCAAGTTACAAAAGTTTTTTAAATTTACTTCACAATCAACTAAGACATACTAGAGTTAGTAAGAATCCAGAAAGAGAATGGGAGATAACGCCAGAAGATTTAATAGAAATATGGGAAACTCAAGATGGTCTTTGTGCTTTGTCTGGCGTATTGATGACTCACTATCGAGATGGCAGTGGTAAGAAAGATTTAAATGTAACTATCGACAGAATAGATCCAGAGGAATGGTATGTCAGATATAACATTCAATTGGTTTGTCAGCGTGCCAACATCATTAAACACACTCTGAGCGAGGACATGTTGCTCTGGTGGTGTGAAAATATCATAAGAAATAAAAAGAAATAAAAAATTTTTTTTATATACAAAAATATTTTGTATATAATCCGCGCATGAATTTGAAGAATATACTCACCGGGAGTGCTGGGTATATCATTAGTGTCAGCTTCTCTATATATATGATGAACATATATTTAGCGATCTACACTTAAACCAGTGCTTACTTATAGATCTGTTTTATTTTATAGCCTTTCTCAGAGTTGTTAAGGTTTATCATCTTGCGTTCTAATTTTGGTAATGATTGCCAGAACACTGGAGAGTGTTGGTAATCATATAAACCACAAACAGAACAACGACCGTTTTCCATACTGGTAGGCCAGTGGCAGGCGTTGATGCAAGGATAATCAGCGAGACTAGTAGTTTCGCCTCTAAGACTAGCTATGTTTTTAAATGTATTTAATTTAAATATTTTAGCCATTACGCACCTCTTTATAGAGATATGCGTATTATATAACGATTTTTATATATTATTGCAAACTTTTTGTTAAAAAGGTGTAGGTATCAAACCAAATATAAGTTCGTGATCAGGACAATTTTTCTTATCCATTTGTTGTTTTGGATTTAATAAAACACCTTTCTTACCACAACGCCAAGTAGCCCCGGAAACTTCTATCATTGGCTTTGAATGTTTGCAGTTTCTACAGTTTTTAAACTCTGGTTCTGCCCTACCTAGATAAACTTCTTTAGATTCTTTTGGTAAGTTCTTAACCTTCCAATCGTTTTCACTCAAGAATAAATCTGGTGGCTCTGGCGAAGTAATAATTCTTTTCGCCTTCTCTATCAAAGATTGAAAGAGCTCATCATTATATTTAATTACTTCAGTATAAATATCAGAATTGTTTTTGTTGTAAACCAAAGCTAAAGACTTAGGTAATTTAAAAGCACCCATATAACAATGCACTTGCGCTTCATATTCTAGCGACCAACGCTCGTAACTACTTTCACTAACTAGATTATTAAATCTTCTGTCATTGGAACTCTTAACTTCTAGGACCATAGAATCATCATTATGTTCTGGCAAGTTTTTAACTACGCCATCTATGTGCCCAGAGAAGTGATCGCCAAGTAAAGAAGCTTTGAACTGATCGCCCTTTTTATCTTCAGTAAATACTTCTACGCCATCTGCTTTTTTAAGATACTCAATGACTACATCTTCAATAACATTACCTAGTTCTAAGATCCTAGATACTCTTGGCTCAAACTTATTTGGTGGTAAACACCATCTAAAATTTAACCACAACATTCTTTCGTCTGGATTACCAATCTGACTCATACCTAAATATGGTCGATACTTTGGTGGTTCAGATAACATTACATGATCTATCATTTTATTTATTTTGCTCATAGAAATATCTCCTTATCATTAAAAATTATTTTCTTTACATTAAAATATTTACCTTCTCTTTTTATGCCAACAGACTTAACTCCTTTAAGAGCTCCTTGATTTATCTTGGCCGCTGCTTGTTCAGAAGTTCTAGGCACACCCCAAATTTTTGGATCTACTAAACGGCACCAATGGTTGATTGCTAGTCCGTGCATTCTTGAATGACCAAACATAAGTGGCATCATTCTAGGTAAGAATTGATTATCAACATAAAAGAATACCTTACAATATTTGTTGCCATTTTTAGAGTCAGCAACAGCAGCACTAACACTGGTTACAACTTCTAAAGAACTCTTGTTCTTTTGTTTCTCGTCAGAGATAACTGCTCCAGAATCTGCCTTGGTTTTCTTAGCTACCTTTCTTTCTTCCATAGGCACTAAGAAAGTTAAGAACTCTGCTACTGGGAACTCTTCATTGCATTCGACACATTTCTTTGCATGAGGTGGATTGACAGCCAAACAACTGCCACAGATTTTAGGTCTTCTTATTTTTACTTCTTGATCTGGCTTGGCTGTATCAATACAACCATGTCTAGCAATGTTCTCGCCATAATCTAAAAGCAAACAATTATCTTTCCCTGGGTACAGTCGCATACCTCGGCCACACATCTGAACGTAAAGCCCTAAACTTTTGGTTGGCCTTAACATAGCAATACAATCTGTTCTTGGTGCGTCCCAACCTTCTGTTAAGACGCCGACATTACAAACAGCATGTACTTTTCCAGATTCAAAATCTTCTAGTATTTGTTTTCTTTCTTCTCCAGGGGTTTCGCCAGTTAGTAATCTTGATTCAATCCCATGCTTCTGCAAATGCATGTTCATTTTCATAGCATGCAATACCGATACACAAAAAAATACGGAAGCTGTTCTGCCTTTGGTATATGCTTTGTCTAACCAATCGTTAATGATTGCGACGATGGTCTTCTCATCCATAGCTAATTTTTCTAAATCGGATTCTTTATAATCACCGCCTTTAAATTTAAGCTTGGCTTTACTAGCATCAATAATAGTATTGTCATCTACTTTGTAAGAAGTAATCCTAGCTAAATAACCTTGATCTATTAAGTCTGGTATCTTTGCTTGATAAGCAATGTCATGAAAGAAATGATCTTTTCTTTTGCCATAAATATAACCTTGACCCATACGATAAGGCGTAGCAGTACAACCTAAAACACGCATAGCTCGTTCAGCAGACAACTCATTGATTATCTTTTGGTATCTAGTTTGTTCGTCCGGGGATATGTTATGGGCTTCGTCAATAATGGTATAATCAAAGTGCCCAACTTTTTTTAATCTAGATCCAGAGGCTAACGTATCTCTTGAAGCTACAAGTATTTGAGAATCCAACTCAGATCTTTTCAGCCCAGCTGATAACACACCGACTGGTGCCTCTGGCCATACAGATTTTATTTTTTCTTCTGCTTGTTCGATAAGTTCTTGTCTATGTGCTAAGACTAAAAACCTAGCGTCAGAATATTTTTTTATGGTTCTTTTAATAAAGTTAGAAAATATAACTGTCTTGCCAGACGCAGTAGGCAAACTGAGTAGAGGGTGTTTCTCTATTGACTCAGTTGCAAACCAACTTTCTAGTGCAGTGATAGCGTCTTCTTGATACGGTCTTAGTTTCATTGATCATCTTCCTTGTCCTCTATATGCTTTGAAGGACTTTCTTTTATTCTTGTTCATACTACTGAACTTTACGTTGCGTGAACCTTGACTAGTTTTTTTATACTTAGCCCTAGATATGTGTATTTTTACTTCTCTTCTTATAGCCATCAGTGTCTCGTTTTATCCTTGCTTTCCATTTGAAGTTTAACAGCGTCGAGTACTTCTTCTTCATCAAGCTCCTCTGGATCTATTACATAATCTTCATTCATAGAGTTCCAATCGGTGTTAGCTCCTCCAGCTAAATTGCCTAGCATATCTGCTTGAAAGAAAACTTCTTTTCTAGTCATGCCTTTTTCTTTAGCAATATCGTTAATGACTCTGCCCCAGGATGCACCGATCAACATCGTTGCTTCATTGGTACTGTGTTCCAATACGTCGTAAGTGACGCAACAAACATAGGTTAATAATACTTCTAATAATTTATGTGGACTTTTGATTTCTCCCATTCTTTTGTTGAATGACATCATGTGCATTCGTAATTCTTCTAACAATTCCTTCTTGGAGATCACTTCCAAATCTATTTTGTCTTCTTTCATATAACACCTTCGCTCTCTTTAATCTGTTTATCGAAACAACACAAGCCGCAACTTCGTCAAATAATTCAACTGGCAGTATGTGATTGTTTAACTTATATATTTTTGCTAACAACTTCTCAGAGTTAGCGACTAATTTTTTATCATCAATCATATTTGTTTCCTAATGTGTGCCTACCGAGCTCGTAACGCCGCTCGTATTAATTAACTTGCTCGGTAGGACTTTTTTGGGAGATGACCCAGTTATTTATCCCAAGGCATAGCGTCATCTTCTTCTTGTAAAGGTTTCGCCGCAGGCGCTTCCTCAGATGTAGATGATGTACCTTTGGCTAAATAATCTTGTATCTTATTACTGTCCTCGTACCCATTTGTTCCAGGTTCAATTTTGATCTTGGCTTGGAAAGGATTGTTAATCATTTCGTCCAAGGCACTAGCATTGAAACTGACATCGGTGCTTAACCCTAACGCTTTACGCCAAGCTTTAATTTTCCTAGCGGTTACGGTTACAGCATTACCTTCAAGAGTAAAATACTCCCAAAGTTTTCTATTAGAATGGCTTGGACCGAGTACTTGAAACTCGATTTCAACCATTGCATTTCCAGCTTTAGATGTTCTCTTTTCCCATTTGTTAGCAACTAATTCATAGTCGCCAGCAGGCATAGGTTTAAAGTCATCTTCTTGATCAGGCACTTCGCCTAACATTATTTCAAAGTCATCACTCATGATAAATTTAACTCCTCGCGAAGACATAAAGTACAACAAAGAAGGCCTTTGTATTTATACCCACCGTCTAAAATTTCTTCTCCACAGTGGTCACACAAAATCTCCTCTGACACTTTATGCCTCCGACAGATTTTTAATTGATTTTTTATATTCGTCGTAAAACGAATCCCATTTGAGTTCTATCTTATCTGGAAGAGGAACTCGTCTCTTCGCGTCAAAGGCGGGAGAGAACTTCGTAAACAACATAGGATCACCCATGGCAAGTGCCCTTGTCTGCTCGTTGAAGCCCTTCCCTTCTTTCACAGTACGAACTTGATGGTTCGCAAAGAAATTGAAATCGACCCATTCTCTAATAATAGAAGCTGTCTTGTTGTGCAACTTCAATTGATACCTATCATAAGGTTCTCTCTCTGGGTCGTTAAAAGTTCTAATATCTACATGCGAAAGCAAGATGACATTCATCTTCTTTTGGTCATGCAAGATATCCAAACCTCTTAAAATCTTTCTAAACTTTTCTCTAGCCGCGGTGTAGCCTTTACCATAAGTAATCTCTTCGATACCAGATACATTTTTTTCTTCACACACAGCTTCATGAGTAAGAATCTCTGCCCAGTCTGTAGTATCTAGGACAACTGTTTTACGGTCATGATCCATAGTGGCAAGTTTCTTTATGCAATCAATA